CTCAAGAGATCATATTGTATTACCTGAAGTATTTATTGAAAATATTGACTATAAATAACTACGGTATACCGTACACTAACAATACCAGTATTATATACACATTAAGAATTTAGGTTGGTGAGTGATGACAAATGAAATTAGGGTTGGATTAATTCCAACTCTTCTTTCATTTTATATACTCTATATCTAGAATTATTTTATTAATCATTTAAAACTTATATTATGTTATCACTAGAACAACAAAAAACCTTAAAAACACAAGCAAACGTTTCAATTCTTGAAAAAAGAGAGGAAAGGTATATGTACTACGGTATATATGAACAATACTGCATAAATAAATCTAAAATGCAAGGCTTAGAGTATTCAAAATTGAATCCAGCACAGCATTTTATGTTTAAAAGAATATTGCACGGATTAAAAATGTATAAGAAAGAGGAAATATCTTCTATGCATAGACAAAAACGTGCAAGAATTATCAAAGTTTGGAAAAAGGGTCAAAATATCATAAATGAATGGAAACAACAAATTGCTAATAAAAGATGTAATACATTTTTTGAAGTTACATTTGGAACAAAGAGTTCTTTTGTAAGAGATATATTAGCTATTCCTCATACTGAGATTTTACCTGATTATATAAACAAAACCAGTTTAAAAGATATGGGAATTAATTATGAAGATGTAATTCTTAGATTTATGGCTGTTGGTTTATTACCAAAAAACTTTCTTGATATAAAATGAAGAAACAATCAAATAAAATGGCACGTTTGAATAATGAATATAGTAAGCTACGTAAAGAATGGCTTCCTAATTATCCAATGTGTCAAGCAAAGATTAATAAATGTACATTAAAGTCTACAGATGTACATCATAAAAAAGGCCGGGGAAAGTATCTTTTAGATACAAATACCTGGCTTTCAGTATGTAGAAATTGTCATACTTGGATAGAACTTAATCCTGAAGATTCTAAAGAATTAGGGTTCAGTATATCTAGAATAAATTAACTATGAAAAATTTAATAACAATAGGATCAATAATAGGAGTAGGTACTACATTAAGTCTTATAATATTTGGATCAATGGCTTTTATAATAGGACCTAATTCTAGACCTAATTCTAGACCTAATCATAGACATAACGCAGATTATACTATAGAATTAACTAAAAAAGGTACCGTTATTATTAATAATGATACTATAAAGTTAAATCAACTAGAAGAGTATATAGTTAATGACAACATTTAAAAATATTAATTATGAAAAATTTAATAAAAATTTTAAGTATTACAATATTTGTAATAATAAGCGTGTCCTGTAATTCATTAGGAGATAAAATATTAAAAGCAATCATTCCAGAAAGAAATGATATAGCTGAAGAAGCAGAGTTTTATTGTAAGGCTGATGGTTTTAATGAAGACTTCTGTATTTTAATAGATATGAGCATACACTCAGGTAAAAAGAGATTTTTTGTTTATAATTTTAAAACTATGGAAATTGAAAAAAGTTATTTAGTTAGCCATGGTTGTGGAGATAGTTTGTGGAGTGGAGATCTTACAAAAACTAATCCTACATTTAGCAATATAAATAATAGTCATAGTTCATCATTAGGAAAATATAGAATTGGTGAACGTGGTTGGAGCAGTTATGGTGTTAATATTAATTATAGAATCCACGGCTTAGAAAGTACAAATTCTAATGCTGCTGCAAGAGATATTGTATTTCATTCTTGGGACCCTGTATCAGATGAAGAAGTATATCCTAAAGGAACGCCTGAAGGTTGGGGATGTCCAGCAGTTTCAAATAATGCATTTTTAGAAATAGATTTATTATTAAAACGTTCTAAAAAACCAGTATTAATGTGGATATATAAATAAAAAAATAAAATGTTATGAAGCACAATCAAGTAGAAAGAAGAAGTGGAGCATTAGAAAGACTAGAGGCTCAATTAGAAAAGGGAGAAAAAAGAGGTAAAGGTGAGGGATTACCTGTACCTTTATCTGATAAAGATAAAAAGAGAATTTCTAAAGAAATAACCATTCTTAAAGAAAAGTTATAATTAATTTACTGAAAACATGACAACACACCTATACGGAGTGGACACAATATGCTAGTAGGTAAATTATTAAATAAATAATATGAAAGAAATGAAACAATTTGAAATAAAAATTATTTTTTCAGTAATAATAATAGTAATTTTAATGCAATTATCATCTTGCAAAGTTCAAGATACAATGATGGTTCCAGCAGGAACATATATTGAATATGAATAATAGAGAAAAAATACAAAAAGAAGCATTGGAATTAACCTTAAGTCACAAACGTTGTGGCTTAGGTATTTCAATGGGTGTTGGAAAAACTAGAATAGCAATTCAACATCTTATAAAGAATTATCATGATGAAATCAACGTTTTAGTTGTTATACCTAAGAAATCTGTAATGCAATCCTGGATGGATGAATTAGATAAAGTAGATTTTATGAATGAAGATGATTTAGAAAATCATATTACATTTGTTACATACTTATCTATTAATAAATGTGATCCTGAATTATATGATATTATTTATTTAGATGAATGTCATAGTCTATTAAATTCACATAAAGGTTTTTTAGATGCTTTTGATGGTAAAATTCTTGGTTTAACAGGAACTCCTCCTACAAATAAAGGTTCTGAAAAATATGATATGGTAACTAAATATTGTCCAATTATATATAAATTTTCAGTAGATGATGCAACAGATAGTAAAATCTTAAATGATTATAAGATAATTATTCATAAACTACAGTTGTCTAAAATTCTAAATTATAAGAAGACTACTAAAGATGGTAGATCTTGGAATACATCAGAATTGAAAGATTATGAATATTTAACATCTCGTTATGAACAAGCATCTACAAATAAATCTTTACAATTTGCAGCAATAATGAGAATGAGAGGTCTTATGGATTATACAACTAAAGAAGACTATCTAAAAGGAATATTAGTTAATGTAAAAGATAAGTGTATTATATTTGCTAATACTCAAAAACAAGCAGATAAAGTTTGTTCTCATAGCTATCATTCCGGTAACTCAAAATCTGATGAAAACTTAGAATTATTTAGTGATGGAAGAATTGATAAATTATCTTGTGTATTACAGCTCAGTGAGGGTATATCTATTCCTAATTTGCGTCAAGGTATTATTATGCATGCTTATGGTAATGAAAGGAAGACGGCCCAAAGAATAGGAAGACTATTAAGACTATCTCCTGATCAAAAAGCTATATGCCATATTCTATGCTATGAAGATACAATGGATGAAAAATGGATTAATAATGCATTAAAAACATTTGATCAAAATAAGATAGAATATTTTAACCCTTTAAATACTTAAATTATGGAAAAAGCAAATCCAGAAGTAAACATTGATGAAATATTAAAAGAAATAGATAAAGTAAGTATCATTTTATATAATGATGATGTAAATACATTTCAATTTGTATCACATTGTTTGGTTAAATACTGTGGACACTCAATGATTCAGGCTGAACAATGCGCTCATATAGTACACAATAATGGCAAGTGTCAAGTAAAACATGGTAGTTATGAAGATTTAGAAGCTATATATTATGCATTATCTAATGCAGAATTAACAGTGCAAATAGAATAAATTATGATAGTTGATAAACAATTAATTTCTAAAATATTATTTAAAGATGTTTTTAATGATAAAGCTTCTAATACAGAGTTATTAAAAAATATCATTATATCTAACTTAAGTGATTCAGCTACAGAGTTTATATTACACGCTGTAGCTAATCCAGATTTTGAAATATTAAATAAAAATGATTATTTTAAAGTAAAATCAGATATAGATGGTGTTGTTAGAGTGCATAATCAAACATTAGATATTTTATCAGATATGGGACTCTATGAAGATGGTTATGTCTATGGTCAAGTTTTAGATTCTGATGATTATAGTTCAGAATTTATTACTTATCATCACAGTATGAAGGTTCAATTATTTTTATGTGATTCTTTAAAAAAAGTTGATAAAGTAAAAATGGAATGTATTATGAGTACAATAAGAACATGGGAATTAATAAAAATTAATAAACTAGATATTAAATATTTTAATTATGGCGCAAATAAGCCCTCAACTTCTTGAAGATAACTGGGAAACATATACAGGATTTAAAAATTTTTTAGGAGATAAAAAAGAATTATCTTTTGGAGATGAAATGAATCAAAAATATGCATTTAAAGATGATAAATTATTAGAATTGAATGATCGTGATGCATATGAATATATAAAGAAAACCCATACTATAGATATAAAGGATATACCATAAAATGAAAAGATTTGGTATAGTTAATTATGATGTAATAAGTGATCCTGAATTATCAATACAAGCAAAAGGATTATATGCATTGTTAACATGTTATGCAAATCAATCCAGAATGTGTTATCCTTCAATTTCAACATTGGCAGATGTTTCAAATAAGAGCACAACTCAAATATCTGTCTATATAAAAGAATTAAAAGATAAAAAATACATAAAAAGAATAAATAGAAACTTTAAATTAATTTGAGTTAGCTATATTATTATAATTTATTTTTACTTTTTATTCATAAACAAGAATATATTATTATTATTTGAGTATTTAATTGTTAAATTTGATTAGTTTTTTAACTATGATTATACAATTACCAAACGGTCGCATCATTGAATGTAGTCTAGAAGCATATCTAGAGCTATCAGACAATGATATAAGAGATTTAAATGGCTTGAGCACTCAATATACAAAAGAGAGTACAAATCCTTTCTACGGTCAATTTTCAAAAGATGATTCAAAAGCAAAATATACAGCTATTGAAGATATGGATGAAGAATATGAACCACGTCTAGATGAAATAGATGACGTAGATAAGAGGTTAGACTCTGATTTTATTCCAGATGATATTTAGGTATCAAATTAATTAAACTTTTAAAATTATTAAAAATGAAAAATCAAGTAACAATAGTTGCTGATGATAACGGTAATGTTATAAATCAGTCAAAAAAGAATGCAGAATGGGGTTATATAAAATTAACTCAAGGTGGATTAGTATTAGGTCAAAAATTTATAAATGCAAAAAAAAAACATGCCATTTTAAGTGGTTTATTAACTGATTTAAAAGAATTAGAATTAGAAGATTTAAAAACTTTGCCAGGTAATATTGTAATTAAAGAATCAACAGAACCTTTTAATACAGAAAATCCAGATAGTGATCTTAAAATAGCAGGATCAACAGGAATTATTTGTTGTACAGCAGATGGAGAACCTATCTATAGAACTACATTTTATGATGCAACTGGAGAAATAGCAGATGAACTTAAACCTCATTCTAACGGAGATGCAATTCGTGAAGCAAATAAAAGTGGTGCATCAAAAATTGCTGATTCAGCATTTAATCTTGAAAAAAAGTCAAAAAAAGTAGAAACTCAAGAAATTGAAGTTGAATCTACATCTGAAGATGTAATTGAAGATTCAATGGAAGAAGTTGAAATTGAAGATTCAAAAGAAGATTCATTTGAATTATAGAATATAAAATAAGTAACATCCCTTCGTAAAATTATAACGGAGGGATGTCTATTTTAAATAAACATTATGAAGAAGGTAATTTGCATAAATGATAAAAACCAACCAAAAGGAGCTGAAGTAATTAAAGATACAGAATACACCGTGCTAGATGAATTTATGAATGGAGCTGGTCAAAATGTATATTTAATTAAAGGAGTAAATAATAAAGGAACTACAAAAATAGGATTCCCTTGGTATGGTTATGATGCTGCTAGATTTGCAAAAGTAATTAAAGAAAAAGTCAAAAAAGTTGAATATAACTATGAGTTGAATTAAAGCATATGAAAAATCAAGCAAAAAAGATAGTTAAGATAATAAATGAAACATCTAATGACTATGATGCCGTTGATGAAATTACTGAATTTTTAAAAAAATCAGAAATAGAAACAATAAAGCAAGTTATAGTAATGTTAAATAAAGAAATAAAAGTTTTAAGAATCATATGTTATTTAACATTATCTTTAACTACAATATTAATATTAATACTAGGATATTATGACCAAAACTAATTATAAACCTTTACCAGAGTACTTAACCATAAAACAATCTTCCATTGAAGGTTTGGGTTTATTTGCTACTGTAGATATTCCTAAAGATAAATGGATAGGATATACTCACTTGCATATATCAGGTAATAAAACACAAGATGATTGGGTAAGACTTCCATTAGGAGGCTTTTATAATCATAGTGATATACCTAATTGTTATTCTCTTAATAAGGGTTGGTATAAAGAACTGTACTCTAAAGAAGATATCAAGGCAGGTGAAGAGCTTACTTGTAAGTATGATTTATATAACGTAAACCAAAACAAAGATGAGTGAGAAGATGACATACGAGGAATGGTATAATAAAAATGAAGAAGAAATTTGGATTGAATTAGCTGAAATAGGAGCTGATAGAGAAATGGACTTTGACTCTGAATTAGAGTTTGAAGTTAGGTATCAAGAATACGTTAAGAGGTATGAACACTTAAAAAATTAAAAGTTATGAAAAATAAAGTTAAAAGAGGTCGTCCAGTTGGTTCAAGTAAGAAAAATGCAGATTTTATGAATCTACCTTATGGTGGGATTCCAAGTGATAAATTGATTCCAAAATTAGTACAAATGGATGATAATGAAGAAATTGAGATAACTAAAAAGTTAGAAGATATTATTGAAAGAAGACTAAACCAAAACAAAGATGATTAACAAATGGCTTAAAAAGTTAGAGTTAACTGATTGGACTATTGAATTAGAAGCAATAGAACATGAACAAGTTCTTTGTGATGAAGGGTGTCCTCCAGATGATTGTTACTTTATAGGTATATCTTATGATTCTGATAATAAAAGTGGAGTAATATATCATGACAGAAATCTTATAGAAGAGGATATAGTTCATGAGTTATTGCATGTTAAGTATTCTGATTGGTCAGAAGATCAGGTTAATGAAGAAACAGAAAATTTACTAAATCAAAATGAAGATGAGTGATTTTAAAATAGGAGACTATGTATATCTAAAGACAGACATTGACCAATACAAAAGAATAGTTACAGGCTACACCGTAAGAGATAATAGTGAAAAGGTTGTTTATTTATTAAGTCTTGGTACAGAAGAAACTTCTCATTATAAGTGTGAGATAAGTACAGAAGTAGATGTAGTACTTAAAACTACTAATTAAAACTAAAAAATATGCCAGATATAAGTATGTGCAAAAATGAGAAATGCAAGTTCAAGGAAGACTGCTATAGATTCACAGCAAAACCTAGTGAGTTTATGCAAGCTTATGGAGATTTTAATTGCAAGGATAAGGATGGGATAGACACCTTCTTTTGGAAGAACGGTAAGCCAAGTGTTAACCCTAAAAACAAAGAAGATGAATAACCCATTTAGAAAAGATGAATTAGAACAAATGTTAGAGTTCATTAAAGAGAATCCCCAAGTATTGAATCCAATAGGTGCAGGAGGTAAGATTACATCAAGTCCATTAGTGCAATACATATTAGAAAGATTGCATGGATTAAACCAAAACAAAGATGAGTGAAAAATTATATACTATAATAACAAATTTATTTTATACAGGGTTAACTATAGGGTTATTGATGTTAATTTGGTTTGGATGTCGTGAGATTATTTATGACCTTATTCCAAATAATTATCTTAGATCAACTTGTACTTTTCTATTATTTATATTAATAACTAATAAATGGTATCCCTGGATAAAAAATAAGTAAGGAGCTGTCTTTACAAAACCATATAAAAGTAAACAGATTTGTTTACAAAATCAATAGCTACTCCAGTAACAAAAGATACTAAGTAGTTGTAGAAATTGCTACTATAGTGCTTTATACTACACTTTTAGGGGTAAAAAGCATTTTAAAGGGGTAAAAAGCATTTAGTAGTGCAATTGAAAAAACTAAACCAAAACAAAGATGGACATAAATGAACTAAGGCTTGAGGTACTTGAACAAATACTCAACATACTAGATGAATCAATATTAGAAGAAATTATAAAAATAATTGAGGAGCATGAAGATAAGTAAGCACAGTATAGTAGGACAGTTTCATGTGTTACCTTACATTAAGATAACGTATGACAGAACTCTTAACGGAGAGTATGAATTTATAGTTGGGTGGATGAGTGTAGGAATATCATTATCATATAAAGCAAAACAAGGATGAATGTGTTAAACCTATAAAGCAAAAAAAATGACTGAACAAGAATTAGAAGAATTTCAATTAATATCCACACACCCGATCAAGAAATCAGACTTAGGGTTTCATGGAAAACTTTTTGGTGGTAAACTATTAGCGTGGTTAGATGCAGCAGGAGCAGCATTCGCAGCTCAAGTATGTGATACCCCAAGAATGGTTACAATAAAGATAGATGAATGTTTGTTTAAAAAAGCATCCAAAGAAGGTCAACTACTAAAAATCTATGGTAAAGTATACGAGTTTGGAACTACATCTGTAACTCTATTATTAGAGTGTAGAGCACATAGCGTATATACAGGAAAACAAACATCAGTATTAACAACTAACATAAAGTTTGTTAGAGTAGATGGTGATGGCGATGCTATACCTATATCAGAAAGAGTTAAAAATAAATTAAACCAAAACAAAAATGACTGAACAAGAATTAATATCACTAGGCTTTGAAAAGCATATAGAAGAAGATGAAGAAAGCCCATACTATTATTATACATTGAATATAGTAGAAGGCTTGTATGGCATCACAGATGCTGATGATGAAATTAAGAATGATGAGTGGTCTATAGAATTATCCTTTGACTGTAACCCAAGAATAAAGTTCAGGGATGTTAAGTCACTGACTGAGCTAATTAATTTATTAAACCAAAACAAAGAAGATGAAAGATAAAAGAAAAGAAATAAAAGTAGATCATCCAGAGTTTGGACATGTGATATTTCACGGAGCAACTGCTAGACAAATGGAAGTATTAGAAAATCTTAAAAATACATGTGCCATAGCAGATGATATAATAGCTCAGAACAAGATGTTGGCAGATATGATTATAAATAAAGATAAAGAAATAGAAAAGTGGAAGGAAGAGTTAAAAAAATTAAAAAAATCAGGAGAAAATCCTTATATTGATTATCTAACCTGATTAGTGTGAAAAAGAATGACAACATAGATGAGCTCATAAATAGATATATGAGAATAAAAAGAAAAAAATTTTTAAAAAAGTTTAAAATAAAAGTATTAATTAAAAAATGAAATATTTAAAGAAATTATTAAAAATATTATACATTACAGTTGGATTAATTACTATTATTTCTTTAATAATAATTATCCCACATTATATTTCAATAAATTCTCATAGTTCTTCAACAGAAGCAGAATTTTATTTATCAGATAACGGAAGACATATTGACATTATACTATATGAAGAAGGACGTTATAAAGCATATGGTTGGGGATCAAAAATCTTTTTTACAGAGGTTGAGACTTGGGATGATTTAACATGCGGAATTGCATTCAAAGCTTTATTTACAGAACCGGAAAGTTTAATGCGTGTAATAGATTCTTATAGAATAAATACAAATTGGGTAAAAGTTAATTGCTCTAAAAAACAATATTTAATTGTAAAAGAAGAAATCAATAATTCATTTTTTAATGATAAAGAATTTAATTCTAACCCTATATTAAAATATAACAATACTAAATTTTATAAAGCTAAAGGATCTTATAATGCATTAAATACTTGTAATACATGGGTAAATAATATTCTTGATAAAGCTGAATTAAAATGTGTTTTATACACCTTAACAAGTGGAGCAATAATAGATTTATATGAAGGATAACATTTTTATAAAGCTCTCCGTCAAAGATGGAAAGCTTAGTTTTCCAATGAAAGCTCAAGAAACTAAATTAAATACATTTCTTAAAAATTTACCAAATGATGCAAAATTAGAAATGTTTATAGGAGTTACTACAGATAAAGGTAGTAATCCACAATTAGCAAGAATTCATGCTATGATTAGACAATTAGCAAATGATATTGGATATACATTTGAAGAAATTAAATTACAAGTAAAAAGAACAGCGGGATTATGCTTTACAAGAAATAATACAGAATATTGCAAATCTTTTGCAGATTGTGATAAAGATGATTTAAATCTAGCTATACAAGCTTGTATTGAAATAGGTGATTTTAGTGGAGTCCAATTAAGATGATTGTTGTTCTTTGATGGATTCTTCTATTCTTTCATTTATTTCATTTATTTTATCAGCATCTTGCTTAAATGTAGCAGTCATTAATTCATCAACTAAATCTTGATCAAGTGTAGCTTCATTTTTGGTATTAAATCCCATTTGATAAGCTCTTGCTTTAAGCATTTGTTGTAATGAAAATATTGTAAATAAATGCATTTCAATTTCAGACCAAGGATCTGCTTCTAAATCCGCTTCACCTAATACGTATTTTTCAAATTTAGCAAATATAAGTGGAGATTCTCCGGGATTATCCAATCTCATAATATGATACATCATTAATTGCTCCAATGCAAAAATATAAGAAGATCCAATACTTAATTCAGTAAGCATTTTAGTATAGTCTATAGTATCGTGTAATGCAACTCTTTCTTTTTTTTCTTTATCAGCCATAATAATTATTTTAATAGTCAAATTTATGAATAAAAATGAGATAAACATACCAAATATAAAAAAAATGTTGTGTGATGGGTTAAAAACATCAGGTTGGATGTTTTTATTAGAACCAATTATAAATAGTGATAGATTTGATGAAGTTATATATTTTCTTAAAACAGAAGTAAAAAATAACAAAAGATTTACACCTAAAATAAAAGATATATTTAAAGCATTTGAAGAATGTCCTTATAATAAATTAAAAACAATATTTATAAGTCAAGATCCTTATCCAGAATTAGGAGTAGCTGATGGCATTGCCTTTAGTTGTTCTAAGACAAAAACAATACAACCTCCATTACGCTATATATTTAAAGAATTAAATGGAAGTCAATGGGATAGTCTTAATCCAGATCTTAAAAGATGGTCTAATCAAGGAGTTTTATTGCTTAATACTGCGCTTACTGTTCAAATAGGTAAAATAGGAAGTCATCATGATTTATGGAAGCCTATAATTAAATTAATATTAAGTGAGATAAATGATGATCTTGATGGAATACCTGTAGTATTGTTTGGTGTTAAAGCTGAAGAATGGCATTTAAGACTCCATAATCAAAAAATATTTAAAATACCACATCCTGCATCTGCTGCATATAATGGTGGAAAATGGGATTGTGATAATATATTTTATAAAATAAATGTGATATTACAAGAGCAAAACAGAAGTCCTATTCTTTGGTAAAGAATGTTATAATTTGTATATTTACAAACTTAAATCAATATGATTAAACTAAAAGAAAGTCAAAAAATAAAATTAACTTCTCAAGAACAAGTTGAATTAGAAATTTCTAATTTTAGAAGTAAAATGTTCAATATACACAATGTTAAATTATATGTAGTTTCTGTACCGGTTAATCCAAATCAAAATAGAATTATATCATTAAAAGAATTATGGGCTTTATTAATTGAAGTTGTAGCAGAAAATGATCCTGAATATCTAGAATATACTTTTTTACAAAAAAAAACTAGAAAGAGAACATGGATAACTTATATGCATGCATTTTCTCATATAGCTAATAAAGAATTAAACTTTGGGCCCACGCTTATTGGTGAATTTTTACACAAAAATCATGCTACTGCTATAAATTCAATTAATAGATCAGAAGCTTATATTTGGAGTAATGATGAAACTTTTATGACTGGATATAACTTATTACTTAATAAATTAAAAGATTATGTGGGAACTATTCCAAAAAATACAGAAATATAAAATAACACCAGATCAATGCTTAATATTATTTGCATTTAATGAAGATATCACGCCTTTAAATTGTGGAGCTGCTGATTTATCAGCTTTATTTGAAGAAGGATATATACATGAAGATAAATCTATAACTCCAGAAGGTAAAAAAATTATTGTTACACTTGATAATTACTTCCTTATAAATAAGAAAAAGACCAATGCTCAATTATTGGGTAAAAGTGGTAAATTAAATATTAGTCAATACAGGGAAATATTTCCTGCAATTAAATTACCATCTGGGGTCCCAGCTAGAAACAATGTAAAAATACTAACTGAAAATTTTAGATGGTTTTTTGCAGAATATGATTATACCTGGGAAGATGTTATAAAAGCAGCTAAAATGTATGTAAATGAATATAGAGATAAAGAGTATATGTATATGCAGAATAGTCAATATTTCATTTCTAAACAAGATAAGCATAAAGTAAAGACATCAAAACTTGCAGATTACTGTGATATGATTAAAGATGGAGTTACTACAGAAGAAGATTATTTTAAAGAAAAAATAGTATGAGTGATAAACAAGCCTGGAATGGTCAATACAGTGCTTTTAATGAAGCATTGCAATATATGATGAAAAGACAGACTGGAGAAGAAAAGTCTATATATACACCTTGGCCAAAGTTTAATGATGCTACTACAGATGGATTAGAGTGGAATACTCTTACTGTAATTGGCGGAAGACCTGGCTCAGGTAAAACTTTAATTAAAGATCAGATTATAAGAGAATCATTTGATTTAAATCCCAATGATGATTTTAGAGTTTTAGAATTTCAATTTGAAATGGTTGGAAGAACTTCAGCAATTAGAGAATTTAGTTCTTTAACAGGAAAAACTTATAAAGAACTTTGTAGTGCAGGTAGTGTAGTATCAAGCGATACTATCAACAATTGCCATCAATATGCAAAAGAAAGAGTGAAGCATCCGGTTGATATAATTAGTACTCCTATGACAGTTAATCAAATGAGAGATCAATTAGATATGTATATGAACTTTCATAAAGGTAAAAAGACTATGGTAACGTTAGATCATACAATACTTGTAAAGAGAGCTCCATATCAAAATAATAGATTAGACATGCTATTTGAGTTAGGTGAGTTTTTTACTCAAGCTAAAAGAGATTACCCTTGTTTATTTATTGCATTATCTCAGCTTAATAGGAATATTGATAATCCTGATAGAGCTGTAGATGGTAAATATGGTAACTACGTTCTTGAATCAGATATATTTGGTTCAGATGCAATGTTACAACATGCTGATACATTAATTGGTATAAACAGACCTGCAAAACAAAAAATTAGATTTTATGGGCCTGATAGATATATAATAAAAGATGATAGAACTCTTGTATTACACTTTCTTAAAGCAAGAAATGGAGATGCAAGAATGAGTTTTTTTAGAGGTGAATTTGAAAAAATGCAAATAGCTGAAATGAAAACACCAGACCAACAAGATAGAAGATGATAAGTACTAAAAATAAAAAAAATATAACAAATGCAAATATGACACCAACTGAAAGAAAAGAAAAAGTTGCAAAATTAAGAAAAGAGCATGAAGAGTATTTTCAAACTATTGATGAAACTGATGCTTTATATATACCAAAAATGGCATATAGACCATCGGGCAAAGATGATTTGCATATATCCTTTTTTCCTAGTGAACTAGAAAAAGGCGGTGAAATATATACAGAATTTGTAAGCATAGCATATGACTCTGAAGATCCAAAAAGAACTTTATACCTATATAAGTATAATCCTCATTGGAAAGAAGAATATGAGCTTGTAACTAGTAACTCAGGATTTGAAAGACATCTTATTCCAGTAAATGAATTAAGGATAATAAATGATGTTACATCAAGAGGTAAGGTAGCCTCTATTTTAAAAATAGATGATTTGCCAAATCCGGATGATATTATTGAAGGTAACCAAGAATGGTTAAAAAGAATAGCAATAGCATTAGAATCAATAGCAAAATCAATAAATAAATAAATATGGCGCAAAGCACATTAGTAATAGCAGAGTCAGGCTCTGGTAAATCTACATCAGGTAGAACTTTAGATTCAAAAGAAACTTTTTGGATTAATATAGCAAACAAACCTTTACCATTTAAGGGTTGGAGAAAAGATTATACGTTAATTAGCAAAGATAATCCTAAAGGTAATATGACAAATGCGTCATCAGCTGCTGGAATTATAAAAGCTATTCAACATGTTAATGATAAAATGCCTCATATAACTAATTTAGTTGTAGATGATTGGCAATATATGTCCGCTTTTGAGTATTTTGATAAAGCAAATGAAAAAGGATATGATAAATTTACCTCAATAGCTTCTAACCTAGCCCAGGTAGCAAAAATGCCAAAAGACTTGAGAGATGATTTATATATATTTTTTCTAACTCATTCAGAAGAATCAACTGATATGAATGGTCGTAGAAGAGTAAAAGCAAAAACTGTTGGTAAAATGATAGATAATGCTTTAACTTTGGAAGGATTATTCTCCATTGTGTTATTTGGTAAAGTTATTAAAGATGATGATGGTGTATTACAATATGGATTTGAAACACAAACTGACGGGAACAACACTTGTAAATCTCCTATGGGTATGTTTGAAGAATCCTTTATAGAAAATGATTTACAATATGTAAAAGATTGTATAATCAAATATGAACAATAAATAAATAATTAATTAATCAAAAAAAGAAAGTATGCTAAATACAAAAGACATGAGTGCCGGATCAGGCAAAACAAGACCTGTAATTACTGTAGGTAATCAAAAAGTTAAAATTAATAAAATTACTTTTGATCAAACACCATATGATAAAGATTCATATAATGTTGTATTACATGTAGAAAGTGAGCCAGTAACTGGTGAATTTGATGGATTTTTAGTAGACTCTACAGATCAAAATGGACCTAGATATAAAGGCCAAGTTGGAAGAGTAAGATTAAGTCCATTTGCATATAAAGATGCAACATTACCTAGTGGTAGAGAAATCACAAGAGATCAAGAAGTATTAAAAGGTATGATTTTTTTATCTGAAGTTTTAGGTAAAAGAGATGATCTTGATAATATTGAAGCAGATACTATTGAAGAATTCATGGTTTCTGCTAATAGTCTATTATCTGGAGATACATATATCAATGCTTGTATTGGAGGTAGAGAATGGGAAAATAAAGAAGGGTATATTAACTTTGATTTATTCTTACCAAGAAACTCTAAAGATGGTGTAGCCCTGGAATCATTAGATAATGATAATAGTAGATTATATACATTTTCTAAATCAGATCACGTTCGTGAGTTAAAAGGTAAAGCTGCTACTGCAGGAACTTTTGAGCCTGTTAAAGCGGCTAAAGGAGATGATTTTGATCTTTAATATTTAAAATTAAGACATCTTTTTTAGGTTATGGTCTATAACTATCAATCTTTTTATTAATATTTAAAAATCAACACATGAAAAAGTTATTTTTTAGTTTATTTGCACTTTGTGCACTTTATTCTTGTAATGATTCAGATACACATGAAGCTACATCTGATGCTGCACCAGCAGTAGAAGAAATTGCAGAAGTTGTAGTTGAAGAAGCTGTTATTGAAGTTGTAATTGAAGAATCAGCTGATGCTGTTTCTCCAGACGCTGAAGTAGTTGCAGAAAAAGAGTAAAAATCTAAAAGGGATAGACATATAAAATTGTCTATTCCTTTTTTTTTAAATTTATAATATGATAAATACTAAAAACTTAGTTGTAAGAGAATCAGATATTCCAAGTTATTGGGTTTTTCAGTATTATCTCAATATAGAGGAATCTCTCACTGGTCAAGATTTAAAAATAACATCTCCGTGGAATCCAATTGAAAAAACTCCTAGTATGTGCATATATGTAGATACGCAAAAGCAATGTTATATGTTTAAAGATTTTTCAACTGGTACTGGAGGAAATAAAATTAATTTAATTCAAAAGTTATTTAATTTAAATTATTCAGATTCTATAGAAAAAATGATCAAAGACTATAATGTCTTTATAAAGAGTAACACAATAGATGTATCTTTTAAAGTGGCTGCTAAATGGGAAATTGAATTAATAAAAACAAGAGACTGGAATCAAATAGATGTAAAATATTGGCTTCAATATAGAATAGGTAAAACTATGCTTGAAAAATATAATGTAGCTCCTATTGAATATTACAATATGATTAAACAGGATGATGATAAATTAAATAAAATAAAAATTCAATCATCTTCAATGTATGGGTATTATAATAAGTCTGGTGAATTATATAAAATTTACCAACCGTTTAATAAAAAACATAAGTTTCATAAAGTAGCATCTCATATTCAAGGTATAGATCAATTACAATATAATAAACCTTATTTAATAATAACATCATCTTTAAAAGATATAATGTGTTTAGATGAATTTGGATATAATGTAGAGTTAATTGCTCCAGACAGTGAAAATACAATGATAAAACCTCATATAATTGAAAATTTGAAAAATAAATATAAAAAAGTAATAACACTTTTTGATAATGATACAGCAGGAAAAAATGCTATAGATAAATATAAAGAATTATATAATCTAGATGGCACAACAATTAGCTTAAGCAAAGATCCTTCAGATGCTGTTAAAAATTATGGATGGGAAAAAGTCCATGATGAATTAAAATCTCTTCTTAAGAAGACTATACACAAATAATATGGCAAAAGAAAAAAAATGGTTTATACCAGGGAATGTTCCGTCTAGTAAAAATGGAAGACGTTGGACAGGCAAGTACTTTATAGCAAGTAAATCTACTATGAAATATAGAAAAGATACTAAATCTTTTTTTGAAAAATATGCTCCAGAATTTAAAGAAGAATTAAAAAAGCATACACTACCTGTTAAAGTCTCTTTTACTTTCATTAGAGGCAGCAAACATAAGTTTGATTATATTAATCCAGCTCAAACAACCCAAGATGATATGGTCACATATAATTGGATTGAAGATGATAATATGGAAAATATAATACCTGTATTTGAACCTTACTTATATGATAAAGTAAATCCCGGTGTAGAAATTAAAATTATTAAATCTTGACAAGTGAAGTAAAAAATGAATTAGATATTGATCTTAAAACATTTAAGAGATTACTAAAAATGATTGAATCAACTATTGAAGATAGAGATTTAGCATACGTGACTATAAAAAATATGAATATGACGGACATATATCATATGTTATTTTTAAAACTTTTATTTTTTACTGAAAGAGTATCTTATAGTGCATACTTTGATTTACCATATAATACTGAAACTTGGGAAAGTTTAACAACACATAATATAGTTAGAAATATAAGTAAAGATAAAAGTGCTTATAAAAATAATTACAAATTAATTTATAAAAAATTAATATATAATCCGAGCTTTCATCCTAATATAGATGACATAAACAAAAACAATAAAAAATGGTAGCAGACTTAGTTTCAAAAACAAGTAAAAACTTAATATTTGAAGAGCCCTTTTACGGGCTTTTTTTAGTTGGATTAAATAAATCCTTCACAGATAAAATTCCTACAGCTGGTGTCAGCAAGAATGGAATAGGCGTACAATTAACAGTAAATCCTGATTTTTTTAATTCTTTAAGTGAAAGACATAGAGTTGGTTTATTAAAACATGAATTACTTCATATAAGTTTTGGGCATTTAATTATGCGAGATATGTACAGTGATCATAAACTATTTAATATAGCAGCTGATTTAGAAATTAATCAATACATAGATAGTTCAGATCTTCCAGAAGGCGGATTAACATTTGATTCTTTTCCTGAAATAAACTTTCCTTGTAGAGCTGGAACTAAAGTATATTATAAAATGTTAGAAGAGGCCCGTCAAGATGGTTCTTGTCCAGCTTTAGATTCACTTTTAGATGAAATGGATGGTAATTCTCCATATTGTCATCCTACTTGGGATGATTTTGAGGATATCCCTGAAGCTGAAAAAAAGTTAATTCAAAAACAGATTGATCATCAAGTCAAAGAAAATGCTGACACAACAGAAAAAAGATGTGGTAGCATACCTGGAGAGTTAGCAGATCTTATTCAAAGACTAAGACATGTTGAACCTGCAAAATTTGATTGGAAAGGATATTTACGCAGATTTGTTGGAAACTCTTCTATTGTTTTTACAAAGAAGATCAGACGGAAGTATAACAAAAGATATTCAGGTAGCCCTGGTCTTAAAATTAAATTTAAAAATCACATATGTGTTGGTGTAGATACATCAGGTTCTGTAAGTCAAAATGAATTAAAAGAATTTTTTAGTGAATTGACTCACATGCATAAAACTGGACATAAAATTACAATTGTTCAATGTGATACAAAAATAAACTCAGTTAAGGATTTTAATCCTAAACAAGATTGGGAAATACATGGTAGAGGTGGGACAATATTCCAACCTGTTATAGACCATTATAATGAGTTTGGAAGATATACAGCTCTCATCTATTTTACAGATGGAGAAGCAGGAACTCCAGACAAATGTCCAAATAATACTTTATGGGTGCATAGTTCTGCATGCAGTATAAATGATGAATTACCAGGACAAAAAATACAATTAAACTAAAAACAAATTAATAAAAAAACAATTATGGCACAAGTAAATTTAAACATTGACGACCTAAAAGGATTTATGGGTCACATTATTAATAACAATAGATTTTTACAAAAAGAAGGAAAGCTTCCTGTCTCAATAGAAGTATTGGGTGAATCTGGAATTGGAAAAACATCTACAGTTAAAGAAATAGCTGAAGAACATGATTTAGATTTTGTAAAATTAAATTTAGCTCAAATTGAAGAGCTTGGTGATTTAGTTGGATTTCCAACAAGACAATTTCAAATGTATAAAGAGCAAGTTGTAAAAGTTGGTAAATCTGATGATATACAATATTCATCTCAAGCAGCTGCTTCTGAAGATTTAACAAAAATGTCACAAAATACTGTTACAAAAAAAGTTGGCCAATGGGTTAATGAACTTGCTGTAGCTGACTATTTAAAAAATGGTTATAAGATGACAGGTAAGAATAGAATGTCTTATTGTGCACCAGAATGGATTGCTGATAAAAAAGCCGGTGGTATTTTATTATTAGATGATTGGAACCGTGCAGATGTTAGATTTATTCAAGCATGTATGGAGTTAGTTGACAGACAAACATATATTTCATGGTCTCTTCCTAAAGATTGGCATATTGTATTAACAGCAAATCCAGATACTGGAGATTATATGGTTAATTCAGTTGATTCAGCACAAAAAACAAGATACATAACAGCTAATCTTCAATTTGATGTAGATGTATGGGCTCGTTGGGCAGAAGAAGCTGGGATAGATTCAAGATGTATTAACTTTTTATTATTACATCCTGAGCTTGTAACACAAGAAACAAATGCAAGAGCAATTACTACATTCTTTAATTCAATATCAAGTTTTGAAAATTTTGAAGATAATTTACCATACATTCAAATGATTGGTGAAGGATCTGTAGGTGATGAATTTGCATCAATGTTTACAGTTTTTATTAATAATAAGTTAGATAAACTTGTTACTCCAAAAGATCTATTAACTCATGATAATGAGTCTTATATTCTTGGTGAGTTAACAGGATGTGTAGGTAAAGATGATAATTATCGTGCAGACATTGCGTCAACATTAGCTACAAGATTAGCTAATTATTCAGTTGTTTATTCTAAAGAAAATACAATTACACAAAAGATCACTGATAGATTAGAAGCTCTTTGTACAAAAGATTATTTTACTAATGATCTTAAGTACTTAGTTGTAAGAACTATTTTCAACGGAAACAAGCAAAAATTTAATAAATTGATGATGAAACCAGAAATTATCAAGATGACAATAAAATAATATGGCAAATAAATCAGTATATCAAGAATACAATTTAGATGCACTTATTCACTTTGGATTGGAGGATGAGCCTATGTTTGGGCTCATCACTTCAAATCAAGTTGATGACGTGCTTATAACCCAAGATGTAACTACATATAATAAAATAAAAGATATTTTAGCAGGATCTACATTAACTTCTACTAATTTTCAATCTTATAAAAGAGCATTTATTCTACCTAAATGCCCCATATCTCAAGACAGAATTAAAGCTGCTTGTAAAGAACATAAAATAACCATTACCAATGATTATGAAGCGGCTGATTTTATAATTACACATGATGACTTTTATGAACTATTTCAACACGGTGAAAAAATTAAAATTCAAACTGTGATGTATACTTTATGGAATTATGAAGCTATGGATTCAAGTAATGGTAGAATTAATATAGTTGAAACCCATGATAAATCTGTAATATATGATGAAAAATGGACTGAACATACAAACTCTTATCATTGCAATGTAACTGATTCATTAATGGATGAATGTGGTATTCCAGGTCTTGCTATAAATTTAGCATATTTAATAGAAGCTGGTCAATTGCAAACTTTAGATTCAGAAACATTATTGCATTCTTCAGCAAATCTAATTGATCTTACTGAAGAATTGGTTAATGATTTAGAACATTGGTTAGATTCATCAGATAATGATAACATAAGTCTTGCTGGTAAAATTTTACCAACAATAAATTATACAAAACATCCTCATTTAGTATGGCATTTAGCTCAAAAAATAGGAGGTAGAATGTATAGTTTTAAAAGAGATAAAGATGTTCAATATTGGATGGACGCTGCAGATATAAATAGTCTTTATCGTACAGAAGCTCAAGAAATGGTTTTAAAGCTTGAAGAAGAAAAAAAACTTGATTCAGCATCATTTAGGTTTCTTGAAAAAATAATACGTCAAGAAATCTCCATACATAATAGAGAGTTATATACATTTAAAGTAAGTGTAAAAAAAGAATATCAAAAATATTTAAAATGAATGAACTAAAAAAAGTATATGTAATATCAATAACTATAAATAAAGAAACTACAGCTGATTTAGGTACTGGAGATTCTATTCTTTTATTAGATAGTTTGTCATATAGTACAGAATGGTTGAGAAATAACTGGCATGTAAAAAGTGAAGTTAATTATGATTTACAAGGTGTAGAGTGTTTATATGTAAATCCAGCTTCAGGAAATCATAAGGAGGATCTTTCTGTTATATCTGATAAAGCATTAAATATAACAGGTGCAGATATCCAAGATAAATTATTATACAGGTATCCAGATTTAACTTTACCAAGATCAAAAGTAGATTTATTAAAAGATAAGTATAATGTTAAAATTATAAGAGATAGAACAAAAGCTGATTATAAGATTATATCTAAAAAATATATAAATAATATGTTTCATGGTGGATGGCAATCTGTATATACTAAAAAAGCAATCAATCATTATGTTACTGATCTTAATGAGCATTTAGATTCACAAGCTAAAGCTTCATTAGAAAATTTTTTAAATAAAATTTCAGAAGATTCTTATTTTCATATATCTATTAATTATAATTGGAGTGATAATTTTGATACATTAAAGAGGGTAACTAAAGTGAGTAATATAAGTGATATAGATGTTATTAGTCGTCCTTTATATTTAACAGATGCTGTTGCATTTAAAAGTATGAGTGACAGCAATAATTTAGTTATGGATTCTCATATTTCAAAAATATGCTCTGAGGATTCTGTAGTATTAACAGAAGATCAATATAAATCTTTAAACTCTATGTTTAAATCTAAAGATATAGATAATATGGCTGTAGGCTTAGAAATGTTAGCAAACTGTAATATAGAAAAGTCTTTAGATAAAGCTGCATTATTATATTTTAAACATGCTTATTATTTAAGAAATGCTAAGAATTGGAATACTGTAAATGTTAAAACATTAAGATCTAGATTAGAGAAAGCAGGTACAAAAGATGATTATAATAGAGGAATGTATCCATATGAAAGACTGTTTAGATATTTAAAAGAAAATGATGCAATAACAGAATTTGCATATAAAGCAACAATTGTTGATATTTCTGAAACAGTATTTGCAGATATAGGATTAACTAAAAGTGATATTTTTAAATTAGATATATCAGATATCAAACTTTCAAAAGAATTTGCTGTAAAAGAAGTTGATCCTAATCAACTAAGCTTTGGAGAACTTTTGGCTGATGTACAACTTTAAGGGTAGCCATAATTGATTGTTATTGGATGTGTGCAGAAATGTACACATCCACCCTTATGTTACCGTAACAAATAGGATAAACATTAAATATCAATAATATGACAGTACACTTAAAATCAAAAATTATTAAAAATGCAATTATGAATGATCAAATAAAATCATTTTCAAAAAAAATCTATAAAAAAGATAGTAAAGGAAAAGTGCGTGTATTACACGTTTATAATAAAGGTGCTGATGTAATTCAAAATTCTGGAGTACACGGTAGTGAAAATATGATTAATCATGTTCATACTTGTGAAGGAAAAAATACTGGTAAATCTAATGAAACAACGCCTGAACAGCAAGCTATATTAGAAGCAACATCTAAAATTAAAAATAAAATGACTCAGGGTTATTTTAAAACAATTGAAGAAGCTGAAAATAATGTAGTAATTCTACCTATGTTGGCTAAAGATTATAAAAAAGAATCTCATAAAATTAAGTTTCCATGCGTTATTCAACCAAAATTAGATGGAATGAGGGCTTTATACAATAAAAAGTCAGGATTTATATCAAGAAAAGGAAAATCTATAGATACAATGAAACACATTGAAGATGCTCTTCCAAATGTTTCACAGGAACTAAATGATAATTATTTAGATGGTGAATTGTATGTACACGGTGAGTCATTTCAAGAAAACATGAGGCTTATTAAAAAAGACCGTGGTGAAGAGACTGAAAAAGTAAAGTTTTGCGTGTATGACATTGTGTTAGATATTCCTTTTATAGAAAGATTTAAAATCCTTAAAAGTTTAGCCAGTTATGTAGATGCTATTGAATTAGTCAAAACATATGTTGTAGCTGATGAAGAAGCCTTAAAACGTTTACATGGTGAATTTATATCTCAAGGATATGAAGGAACAATTGTAAGACACAGTGATGCTGGATATGCTATTAATAAAAGAGATAGTCAATTATTAAAATATAAAGATTTTATAGATATTTCTTGTAATGTAATAGATGTACTACCTTCAGATAAGAATCCAGAACAAGGTGTAGTGCACTGTGAAAATGATAAAGGTACATTTGGTTGTGGAATGAAGTTTTCTCATGCTGAACGTGAGGAGATATTAATTAATAAAGCTGATTACATTGGTAAAACTGCAGAGATAAGATTCTTTGAATATAGTGAAGATGGTATACCAAGATTTCCAGTGTGCCACGGATTTAGATTAGATAAATAATTATGATAAACTTAAAAAAAGAAGAAGAATTCTATGCTAAAGATTTTAATTTTAGCTATTCTTCTATTAACAAATTAAAATTTTCACCCTCTTTATTCTATAAAGATTATATATTACAAGATCGTGAGATTCAAACTGAAAAGCATCTTATTGAAGGCAAGCTTGTGCATTGTCTTTTATTTGAACCTGAAAATCTTAAAGACAAGTTTAATGTTGTGCCTGGGAAGAATCCTAGTGATAATATTAGAAAAGTAATGAAAGATATGGTGCTTTATACAGATGAAAAGGATTTAGATAACATTGATGATCATATAATTCTTGATTCATTAAAACATATGGATCTATATCAATCTCTTAAAACAGATGAATCTAGAATAGCTAAAATAAGAGTTGTAGATTTTAAACCTTATTGGGAATTTCTAAATAATAAAGTCATTGATGTTGTTGATAATGATACCCTAGAACGATGTAAACGTCAAGTAGAGTGTTTAGAATCCAATAAAGATGTAATGCATTTATTTAGAAGTGATCCAAAAAGTGATTTTGAATTAGATAATGTTACTACATATGCAGAAAAATATCTGCAATGTGATTTACAAAATTATAAATTTGGCTTACACGGATACATAGATTACTTTAAAGTAAATGATGAGACCGGTCAAGTTATTATTTGTGATTTAAAAACTACTGGTAAAACTATATCTGATTTTACAGAAACTATTGAGTTTTATAATTATTGGCTGCAAGCCGCTATTTATTATAAATTAGTATATGAATATATTAAATTGAATAAAACTTCAAAAAGTTATGAATATTTGTTTAAATTTGTAGTCATAGATAAATATAATCAAGTATATGTATTTGATGTTTCTGAATCTACCATGCATAGCTGGGGACAAGGGTTGAAAGCAACTTTAGATGAAGTAAATGTACATTATACTAGAAAAGATTATAGTTTACCTTATAAGTTTTTAAAACCTAATAAATTTATACTATAATATGATAAGTGCTTATACACATTATTTTCAAAAATCAAAAATTTTTTTATATCCTCTTTTAGGCATTAGCAAAGGTAAAGAGTATGTCCCAATAGAAACATACATCTGTTGGGATAAGCTTTATACTGCTGAAGATTGCAAATATATATGCATCTACAATGCAAAAAAAGATAAAAAATATAAATTATTTGAAGATAATGTGTTAAAGCATCTTGATAACTATGAATTATCATTTAGCTTAAGTGAAGATAGACATGTTTATGTTTTTGATTATTCAGAACATAAGCATGATTATGAAATGTTTATTAATGGGTATTATTCAAAATTTTCTATAAACTGCAAAAATAAAATATTAAATTATTTTGGTAAAGTGGGTAAAATTAGCAGCTATATTAAAAGTTATTTAAACCCTGAAGAATACCATGAAGTATACGCTGAAGCACTTTTAGTGCATGTAGACTTAATAAGAGAAGTTTATGAAATATGCAGCATTCCTGATATAGAAAAAGAAACTTTATTTGAAAAAATACCAGATGAAGTATTGGAACTTGAAAATAAATTAATACATTTGGAAAAAACAAATCAATAAGTATGAAAAACCAAATAGGTCAAAACATGATGTTAATTTCATCAGTTTTTAGAAATGTTAAGTCATTTAGTTTAATGCCAGTCAATGATGACTGCCCATATGTTGAAGCAATGTTTGATCCTAGTTCAGGAATTATTGCTGTTATAACAAAAATTAGAAAACAATCTTTCCATATGATGCCAAGATTGGATGAGAGTGGTCAACCTCAAAGGCTTAAAGTTCCTAACAAAGAAACTGGTAAAGTTCATAAAGAACAAAGAATGACTGTAGAAACTTTTTCTGAAGTTTATATTGTAGAAAAAGAAGAAATTAAGAATTTCATTAATTTATTTGCAATTAATGCTGAATCATTTGATTATGATCAATTTCTTAACATTGAAGAGAAAGAAACTAAAAAATCTCCTCTTATATTACCAACTTAGAATTTAATCTAAACTTACAAAAGAAGGCTGTTTATTCAGCCTTTTTTTTTGTCTTAAAATTAAAAATATGAATCATTATGTAATGGATTATGAAACTTTGCGTAATTGTTTTGTGGCTGTGTTTGAACATTATAAAACTTCTGAAAGGAAGATTTTTGTCATACATGATCTACAAAATGATCTTAAAGATTTCGTTGAGTTCTTAGAACACAATAAAGAAAACAAAGAGTGGCATATATCCTATAATGGTTTAGCCTTTGATGCCCAAGTCACTCACCATATAATGAATAATGCTCAATTATGGGAGAACATGTCTGGATGTGCAATAGGTGAAGCTATTTATGCATTTGCTCAAGAAACAATAGCTAGACAAAATAGAAGAGAGTTTGGAGTTTATGCACCATGGCATATGACAATAGGTCAAATTGATTTATTTAAAATGCATCATTGGGATAATCCGGCTAAAAGATCTAGCCTTAAATGGATTCAATATAGCATGGATTGGGAAAATATGCAAGAAATGCCTATTGACCATACTACACCAATTGAAACCCAAGAAGAGTTAGATATGATTATTGGTTATTGCATTAATGATGTAACTTCTACTAAAGAGATTTATAATAGATCTCAATCACAAATTAAATTACGTAAAGAGTTGACCTCTGAGTATAATATTAATTTATTTAGTGCTTCTGAACCAAAAATTGCTAAAGAGTTGTTTGCATATTTTTTAAGTAGAAAATTAAATGTAGGTGAACGTGAAATAAAACAAAGGAAAACATATAGATCTATAATTAAAGTTGAAGATTTAATACTTCCTTATATAAAGTTCACATCTCCTGTATTTCAACAGGCTTTAATAAGATTTAATTCTTTGGAGCTTGATGCAATGAGTCTTAAAGGTCAATTTAAATATAAGTTGGAACATAAAGGTGTTCATACAACTTTTGCTTTAGGTGGCATCCACGGTGCTAGAAAGAGTGGTGTATATAAATCAGATGAGGATCATATTATAATGTCTTCAG